CAAGCCGCTGCTGATCAAGCCGCTGCTGCGGCAGAAGCCGCTATTCAGCAAGCCTCTGCTGATCAAGCCTCTGCTGCGGCAGAAGCCGCTATTCAGCAAGCCGCTGCTGATCAAGCCGCTGCTGATCAAGCCCGCCCGTCTGCGGGTCGTCCCATGGATCCACATTTGACCCTACAACAGGTGATCGCATCTCGTACGCCGGTACCGGTGGTGGCAGCACAGGCATCTCAAGACACGTCACCTGCATTGAAGCGTGGGGCTGAGATTGCCGCTTTGGAAGGGGCTGCCGACAGTCATGGTTTGATCGAAGTGTACCGCCCTGATCAACCGCAGGGGCCTGTGGAGGTACGCAAACGAGAGCCCTTTGATGCGTCGGGTTTGGCTACGATTCTGGATAAACCCCCTTCTGCCGGTATCAACCCAAGATTTAAGCCTCAACCCAAGATCTAGGCTGTATGTCAGAGGCAGCACAGGCACAGGCGTACGAGGCGGAGCAGACAAGGTTACGTGCTGAGCACGACGGGTCTCAGGCCATCCACATCACGGCTCCTAAAGAGCCGGAGGTTAACCTAGAGGTCTATCGGGACGTTGAATTTGTGCTCTATCGCGGGTTTATCACGGTAGCTGCCGAGATAAACGATGTGTACTTCGTGTTCAAGAGCTTGAATCACCACGAGTTCGAGCTGCTTAGGTTAGGGGGCGGCCTAAGGGGCAATCGCGTCACAGCTAAGTTTTGGTCCACCTTCTTGGCTTATGGCGTGTTCATGGTTGACGGTATCAACATTCTTTCGGAGCGCTCTAAGTGGCTTCCTAAGTTAGCTGAGTTGTTTGAGACGTTGCCCAAAGAAGCCAGAGCTATGATTGTTCGGCACGTGAGTAACGTGAATCGCCGGTCTTCTAACGCTGTGATCCTTACTGAGGCGTACGCGATGGAATCGGTGTCCCGGTACCGTTGGATGCAAACTAAAGGTTTGGATTTGACCTCGACTGCCGTAACGGGCCTAGAGGGCACCCAACACCTGGGCCTCAATTGGGCACAGCAACTTTGGAGAGCCGTCAACCACGCTGAGGACAGGAATGAGCAGCACGAGCGGGAGTGGGAGAACTCTAAATTTGTAGGGTCCTGCTTCGCTGGTAAGGGTATCACAAAGGTCTACAACCAGGACAACGAGCGTAGGCGTAAGGACAAGGAAGAACGCCTGGCCCGTAAAGACAAACTTCTTCGGGAGGTCGTTTTAGGCGAAAGACCTGATTCTAACGTTACTATGACCCCCGGTGCTGTGGTTACGTCCGCCAGTACGGTTGAGGAACTGGCTTCTCAGCTAGAGAAGGATCTTCGTGGGGATAAGGATTGGCACGATCAGGTGATCGATGCCCACGAGACGAAGATCCGAGATCAGTACAATGCGCGTCGGAATCAGATTGAAGTCGTGGCAAAAGAGAATGCTATTCAGTTTGGCGACCATGATGTCGTGGGTGGTTCCGACATGCAAGGTATAACACCCGGTGAGGTAGGTAGGCGGGTAGAGCGCCGCAAACAGCTTCAAGCTCAAGAGGCTGGTAGACGGCAGGTGTACCCGGAGATCCATGACGGTAAGACTCAAGACTTTTTACAGCGATGGGAACTGGGCCCAGATGCGGCAGTTTCTACTACAGATCGCGATACAGCACAGGCTACTTCGTTACCTGCGACTGTAGCCCCTCGGACCCCACCGTTCAGAAGAAAGACATGATCCGTGGCTATTGAAAAACCAGAAGTAGTCAACTTCAAGTTTGCGGTCGATTCTCAGACCGCGATCTCGCAAGCCACTAAATTTCAGAAGGAGTTGACCAAGAAACTCAAGGTGGTTGAGAGGAATGAGAAGGATCTGAACAAGGGCCTTACTCAGTATCTTTACAGGATGGGTCGGGTCAAGCAAGTGGTGGGCCCTGTCTTGCAGAAGGAGTTGAAATCCCGCAAAGCGATTAGGGACGTAATTGCGTCCACTAACTTGTCGTTTGCTGAAGTTGTGAAGACAGCTAATCAGACTTTGGCGGTCGTTACTGAACTAAAGACGCGACAGACCAACGCAGAGAAGGAGTTGAAGTCCCTTAGAGAGGACGATTACGCCCTTGGTCAGAAGCAGCTTGCGAACCAGAAGCGCGGGTTGCGTGTTGATGAGGCCGCTATAGCGGCCTCAAAGAGTAAGGTGGCGGCGGCTGAGGCAAACGTCGAGTCCGTCATGGAGATGGTTCGAGCCCAGGAAGTCGCTCTGAAGGGGGCTGAAAGCATCCTCAGTGTCAAGAAGCAGGAGTTAGCGACCCTCAGAGAACTTGAAGCATCTGGGGAGAGCATGGCAGAGCCCCACCAGGATTTGGAAAAGAGTGTGAATATACAGGGCCTGACTGATGCACTCAAGGCGTCTGGGGAGGACTTGTCAGAACCATTTAGGGCTTTCGCCTCAAAGGACTTGCCGGGGATCTTTGTAGGGTTGGGCAGGGTGTTTGGAAAAACCGTTTCCAAGCTAGACCTTATCGGTAAGATGCATACCGCTGCCAAGAAAGAAGAAGCCACGGGTGGCGACCCAGCGATGAAGGGCGTTATCGGGGTTATCGGTAAGCTTGCGTCCAGTATCGCCCCCGTGCTTAAGGGGATTAGTACGATGCTCCCCATGCTGGGTATGATTGGTGGGGTTATCATGGGCATTGTTAAATTCCTCCTGGGTGCGGAAGCAGCCATGAAGGATTTCCAGAAGGAAATTCTGTCCACTTCTGGTAGCGCCGATTTCTTGGCCGGTAGCATGGGTAATGTAGGCTTGGGTGCCGCTGCGGCCGAGAAGGCTATGGGTGTGGCTTATGACGAGGCTTCACGTCTGGTCAACGTGCAGCGAGGCATCACTAAGGAAATAACCTCATCTTTTCAGTCTCAGCTCGGGGCTGAGGGTGTGACTATTTCGATGCTCAACGACCAAATCGCGAAGGTCCCAAAAGAAGTGAGTAAGCTGTCCGGGGGGCTATCAGGCCTCAACGACGTGATGTGGACTAGCGTTGCATACTCTAGGCATTGGGGAGTTAGTTTGAGTGAACTTACTCAACTTCAAGGGGAGCTTACCAGCGAAGTAGGGATGAGCCTAACCAGCCTCACTGTGGAGTATGAACGCCTAACGCAGGGTGCGGCTGAGGCTGGGATGGCGAGCAACAAGTTCTTTGGGATCATCAAAAGCTTTTCCACAGACTTGTCCCTGTTTGCCCTACGCATGGTTGACGTCACCACAGCGCTCACTGCTATGGGCAAGGTGATGAATCCTCGGGACTCAGCAAAGTTCCTTCGCACACTCACCGATTTCGGTAAGGGCGATGTCTTAGATAACTTGAAAACAGTCATGTTGGCTGGTGAGGGTAAAGCCAGGGGTATCGCTCAGAAGGGGTTATCCAGCAGGGTTGAAAGTACCGTAAGCGACCTGGGGGCCAAAGTTGATCCTGCCTCCATGTTAGCCCTGAAAGATGCTATCTCTAAGGGGGACACCAAAGGGATGTCCGGTTTGTTGGCCACACTTGGGGATAAGATCACATCCGACCAACGTGGGGCCTTGGAACGACTCACCATTAATCAGGGTCGCCTAAACACTAAGAACTCTATTGATCTGGCCATGGTCATTAAAGATCAGGGCCCTGGGGAGAACATGGCGTTACTTGAGGCCCTGGCTCAGAAGAACTTCGGCACACCTCTGGCGAAACTTTCGGGCACTCAGATCATTGCTTTCAAGGGGATGACGGGTCAGAGCGAGGACATGATAACTCAGATGGCTCTCATGTCTGGGAGTTTGGAGATTACGCGGGAGACCCTTGCCAAAAAGTTGGAAAAGGGTCTGTCTTTGACGGTCAAAGAGACGGCTCAACTGAAGAAGCTGAGCGGTCTTACTGGGAAAGCCGCCACTGCTGCTAACGTGCGTGGTGCAGATGATCAGGATATCTACAACAGCTTCACTCAAGGCCAGCAAGATCTGCTCAAAGACTCGGCAAACACAAAGAAGTTCCAAGACGCTACTGCACACCTTACCGTGAGCACTCTAGATGAGTTCTCCATCTTGGTAGAGAATCTCCTGACCAAGATTTTCACCTCCCTCAAGAAAATTGCTGACAGCCCGATGTTTGGTGGGAAGAGTGATGCGGATGTCAAGGGTGAGAAAATCCAAGCTGGCTTAGAGAAATCTAAAAACACAGAACTCATGAGTGCCTGGAAGGCATCCGGGGAGGACGCGGCGAAGTACCAGAAGGATGCGTTGTCTAAAGTGGTCTTGCCTGCACTCGCGGACAAAATGAGTGCGAGTAGCGAGGACGATAAAGCGGCTATTGTGGCAGCCCTTGAGGATGCCGTTGCGGATAGCAGCACAAATAGGACCATAGCGGGACACGGCTTCACTAACACAAAGAAGCAATCCACTGCTGATATCGAGGCGTCCGAAGCAAAGCTGGGTCGGAAATTGACCGCTGATGAGATGGCCACGAAGTTGGCCTACTACTTAGATCAGACGGATTACGTCGCAGTCATGGAGAGGCTGACAAAGGCCACTGAGGAGGCTGCTGATGGTGCCGCCGCTCCCAAGGCCGCCCCTACTGCCCCCAAGGCCGCCCCCACCACAAGCGTGTGGTCGGATATGGCGAGTGGCGTGGCTGACTTCTTTGGGGGTGATGCCCCCAAAGAGGCCCCAAAGGCCTCTCCTGCCGCCTCTCCTGCCGCCTCTCCTGCCGTTGCCGCCCTTGCCACCGTCCCCGCTACCCCCGCTGATGTGGAGGCTACTACGGCGGCTGTGGGGGGTGTGACGGACACCCTCAAGAGGGGTATTCCGATTGAGAAGAGCACAGTTGACAAGATGGGTGGAGCCACCCTTGAGGCTATCCGCACGGGTTTGTTCGAGTATTACATGTACAAAGATTTGGACCAAAAGGTTGTGGCTCAGGGCCTGAGAGGCGGTGCCTTTAGTCCCGGTAGCTTTGGGTCAGGTGTTGTAGGCGGTGCCACAACTATGGGGAGCCCTCAAGCTGCGTTGGGTAAGATGCTGTCGCCTAACGCGGACGGTGGTCTTGTAACGAGTATCGCCAATGGTATAGCTAACGTCCGTTCGGCCCCAGGTGAAGGTTTGGCATCGGTGGGCACCGGAGAGCGGATCACTCCCGCAGGTGGCCGTGGTGGTGGCGGGAACCTGAAGGTCGAGCTGGAGTTGAAGGGCGACCTGCGGCGTTTCATTGACGCTCGTGTGGTTGAGGGCGCTGCGGAGCATGACCGTAATAAGCGGTTGCGCTGAGAGGTACTGCGATGCCCCACATTCCTTCCCCTAACCCAGATACTGACTTGTTGCAGGTTCCGTCCACGAACCCCAACTATCAGCACGGTCTTGAGCAGCGGAAGTCCTACATCCCAATGGCCTTCCAAATAACCAGCCCGCTCAACAACCGGCGATGCCTGTTGCCGCATGCCTTGGTGATGCACATCAACCCGCAGACCTTTACGGAGAACCACTCTAAGAAAGTTGAACGAATCCAGACTCGGGGCGGCTTCGTGGAGCAACACTGGGGGGACGATTTGACCGCTATCTCTGCTGATGGCTCGACCGGCGCGTTCATGAACATATCTACGGGGCTGTCCTCAGTGCTGCGCCACAAGACTATCGCATGGGATCGCTACCGAGATCTGCATGATCTCTACCGCAACAACGGGAGCGTTTACGACCCCTACGGCAACATCGTGCTGCAAGGCAACGTGATGCTGCTTTTTGATCGCGGCACGTACATCGGGTATTTCCGATCCTTTGATGTGACCGAAACAGACGACCAACCCTTCACTTTTAAGGTGTCTTGGACGTTTAAGGTCGAAGAAGAGTTGATGAAGATCCCAGGGCTCAGTCGAGATCCTTCGGCAAGGGGTAAGACTAACTATGAGAACGCCCCTAACTTCCAACAGACGAACAACAATGTTGCCAATAGTGTTGTTGAGGTGCCTAGGAATGTGAGTGTGGACTTCGGGGTTTTCGGTCCGGCAGGCGAAGTTGGTAATGGAGTCGAGTAGCAGGCAATGGTCACAAAGAAGCGGATAGCTCAAGACATAGAAGATACAGCGGATTTTTACGAACCCGCTGTGTACGAGCTATTGTCGTTCTACCAGGCTCTTGAGACTCAGCCAGAACCGCTTGACGGGCAATTCATTCCTTTATCCGGGGTACAATTCCGAAGCCCTAAAGACGTCAATGTGATGGCGGTCGGATTCGTCCCTCCGAGTTCTGACGTTACAGGGAGAATCCTGGATCGCTCCGCTTCTGTACGATCTCTAGACAGTACCTTCGTAGCTGAAGGCCCCGATGTAGGTCTTGAGGCTGAAGATGAGGTAGCGGATACCGACGAACCCACTTCGGTTAAAGCTGGGGCAGGGTTAGTGCCAACTGGTAAGATAAGCTCCCCCTTTAGTAATCCAGGTTCCCTCAGGTTGATCCAACCTGGTCCTGCAAAACGTCACGCTGGTATAGACATTCGAGCGGAACTTGGGGCTGACGTTCGTGCAGCGGCGGATGGTACGGTGGTGACCGTTGCTCCGGATGGTGTTCGGGACCGCTACGGTAACTGTGTCTTGATCGAGCATGCGGATGGCCGCGTCACTGTCTACGGTCACTTGAAAGGGTTTGCGCCCGGTCTTTCGGTAGGTAAAAAAGTCGTTGGTGGTGAGGTTATTGGGTACGTGGGTACTACTCATTTGCCTGGGCCTCCGGTGGCACCCCATCTGCATTTTGAGGTGCTTGAGAAGAATGTACCAGGAGGGCCTGGTACCCCACGCCCTCAGCCTTTAGCAGCGGGAGCAGCGGATAAAATCAATGCCCCAGACTTATTGCGGCCAGCTCGCATCTCTCCTGAGGTCTGGCTTAAGCTACAGGGCCGATCGGTTTCCGACACCAAGGACACTTCTACGGCACCCGTTGTGCAAGTGCCGTTCGTCTCCGACAGTGAGCCTGCAACGAATTGGGTAGAGCTGGGGGCCATAAGTGCTAATGAGGCCAGCAAGACTACCTCACAGGTTGCTGCCAAATCCCTCAGAACTGATGAATTGGAAGGGTCCTTTCTAGAGCAACAACGGGTCATGATCAATCAGATGCGGCAAGCCCTCGAACTGATGGCTAGGACACCACCGCTACGAATGTTGGTCAACCCGCAGTCTTTCCAAGTCACAGCCGAGAAACTCATAGCGGACGGTAACTGGGGGAGGAACGGCCCTATTGTCGAACACTGGGGCGACAACCAGGACAAGATCGAGGCTTCGGGTAAAGTTGCCGCGTTCTTCGCTCAAGACGCCAATAACCCAACTGGCCCTGGGCTTAGTCGAACGGCTCGACAGTTCTCTAAGAGCTACCAGAATCTCTTATCCCTGTGGCTCATATACAAGAATAACGGAGGGATCTGGTTTCCAGATCCACTTGTGCCGGGAAACTCCAGGGCTAAGAACCTGTCGGTTGTCGGCTCAATCTACCTCTACTACGACAAGATTTTGTACATAGGGTCCTTCGACTCCTTCACCCTAACTGAGACCGATTCAGCTCCTTTCACATTGGAGTATTCTTTTTCGTTCACCGTGCGTTCGTGGTACCTCTTGGACCATTTTGAGGACAACCAGTACATGTACGGTAAGCCCACTGTGCCCTCCGTTCCTACCAGTGCTGGGGGCAACCCACTCATGGCTGGGAACACTGCACCTCAACCTAGCCCGAATGTGGCGTTACCGCCTCCTGCGTTACCGTCCAATGATGGCTTGGGTCCAGTAGGGCCCAACGACTTTACCGGGGCTGGCTGATGGCTCGTAGTCCCTATCAAGGTACCTACCAATCTGGGGTCCGGCCAACTGTGGTCACGGCTCCAGATACGGTTGTCTACTTGAATGGCGAGCAGGCGATCGTAGGTTGCCCTAGCTGTTCCAGGTCGTTCGACTTCAACAAGTACATCACGTCAGTTCAAACCGATCTGGGAATAGATCGTGCGCCTGGATCAGCCTCGTTCAACTTGTCAATTCCACGGCACGCCATCGACGACTTCTACTTCGACGGTAATCCGATCATCACGTCGATGATGGAGGTAGAAATCTACTCCAAGGGGTATTACTTGGTGGAAGGTATTCCACAATACTACCCTATTTTCTGGGGTATCGTTACGGAAGTTGGGGACAGCTACTCCGGGGGTGAGCATTCTGTCAGTATCTCTTGTGCGGATATTCTGAAGTGGTGGGATATTTGTAAGGTGAACGTCAACGCGGCGTTCACAGCTCCTAACCCGCAGGAGGGGAAAACCATCAAGGGTAACGTCTTTGCTCAGGTTAACCCTTACGACATAATGTTCACGCTGGCGAACCAAGCCTTCGGGGACATTATCGTGGCTACAGGGACCCTAAACAACGTCATACGAGAGAAGAACACAGAAGCCCAGACTGTGGCGTCCGACGATATCATGCGGTACTGGAGTAAGCGTTTTGCTCGTATACGTAGCAGCCTCTTACTTTACGGAACACAAGGTGTTGCAGTTCGCGGGGACACGCTATTTGACACCTACTCTAGGGCCAAAGGCGACAAGGGTGCGGTTGTCTCCACCATCATACGTGACGCTAACGGCGGTGTGGACGGGGGTCAGGTGGTCTTTGACGCCGCCTCGGACCAGGTAGCCGCGTACCGTTTCGTGACAGCTAACGCCGGAAACATGGACATATGGCAGTCTGAGTACCAGACTAAACTAGAGATCGCCAACACATGTAAAGAAGCTCTGGGGTTCGAGTTCTACATGGATGTGACCGGCGACATCGTATTCAAACCACCCTTTTACAACCTAGATGTTCTGAGCAACAAGCCTGTGTCTTGGATCCAAGACATTGACATCATCGACTGGGATTTTTCTGAGTCGGAATCGAGTGTTGTGACTCAGGTTGTGCTTAAGGGGTCCTATGGCGGTACGCAGGACCTTGGTATTGACGGCCCTGCAACCCCAGGCACGTTTGTCACAGATTACCGCCTTTTGCGTAGGTACGGGTGGCGATCACAGGACCACACCTCGGAGTTCCTATCGTCTCCTCAAGCCATGTATTACTACGGGCTGGATCTTCTGGATAGGATCAACTCAGCGCGTAATCAAGCGACTGTAACCATCCCAATGCGAGCGGAGTTGCGGTTAGGTTTTCCAATCTACATCGCCCCCAAAGATCAAATTTGGTATATCACGGGGATCAGTCACAACATTGCGTTTGGGGGTCGTGCCACCACGCAGTTGACGCTCACGGCTAAGCGCTCCAAGTTCATCGCCCCTAAAGGCATAGGGAATATCAAGCTAACTTCCTTCAATAACGTACCAGACGAGTCTAAAGAGGGAGAGAAACGGACATTTCGTTACTCGTCTAGGCAACTTGCGACGGGCGGGATTTTCAAGTTAGAGGCGGGTAGCGCGGCCACTCTCCCTCCAGATGAAGCTTCTTACGCGGCAGCGGCGGGTGTCGATAACCCCTTCGATCCACTCATTCTTCGGCACCCTAAGACCGGACGAATCGTGGGTTACCCAAACGTAGTGATGGTCTACACTAGACCCTACACCCCTGCGGATATCAGCAATCAAGCGGGACAGAAGCCTGCGAGTGTGCCCGACCCTAACCTATCGGTTTCTGATCAACAGAAAAGGGTGGAACGACAGACTCAAACCCTGCCTCTTCAGCAAGACAGGTTGGTCACTGGTGCGCGGGATCAGCTAATCGATAAGTTGGGGACTAATCGTTACCAGTACGGTCTTAACTCATCTGGGGTGTATGTGTACGCCCATGACACGTCGGCTGGCGGTGGGGTCATTAGCGAGTTACTTCTTCTGCCCACAAAGAACGTCACGGTCATTGATTCCAAGGACATTCTTCAATCAACTACGTCCGTAATCGTTCCGGTGAGCGATGAACGTGGGTTTGAAGTAATCGGCAACTTCCAATACGGCAGACGAGTGTCTTTGAGGGATGGTCGCTTAGTTGTTAGCGGCCCGAATGTTACGAAAGCTGCCGTCAGTCTACAACTCGCCTTGAGTGGTGACTTGAGTGCAACGCTGACAGCGCAGTCCCAAGGGCTCACTACGGTCTCAACGGGGTATGCTGATCCGGCGGCCACCCTTGCGACTCTAACTCCTGACGACACACAGACTGCTTCTACCGGGGTGATCAACCCTCAGACTAAGAGAATGGAGTTTGTCGATGTCGGTGACAATTTCGTAGACACAGCACCTCTCGGATCGCAAGAGCAGAAAGGTGTCATTCAGTCTGTGGAAGCTGGACAGTTGTCCAGAGCTTTGACGCTTACTGAGATGTCCGTGAAGGACGGGTTGTCTACCAGGGACGAGGATTGTGTGTGCTTGACCGGGCGGGCAGACCTGGCCTTCATGAATATCGGGTACACTGTCCAACCACTTACCGGCCCTTCCTCTACCACAGATAACTCGGGCCTCTTCCAAGCCACGGTGGCCGGTGGGCCAATTGAAGCGGGACGGCAAGAGCAGTTAGAGCAGAACATTGCTATTCTGAGGGACCAGTTGACGGCTGGTGGTGCTGAAGCACAGCAAGCAGCCGCCGAAGATGTGGATTTGAAGCTGCAAGCAGCTAGTGAAAGGTTCACCTCCCTACAATCCCAACTAGATGCCCAACAGGTGAGTGGCGGCCCCTTAGAGGCTCAACTGCAAGAAGTTCGAGTGGAGATAGCACGCCTCCAAGCGGAGTTAGCAGCCCGTCAGACCTCTGCGAATGCGGGTAGCGTGTCCGCTCGGTTGCAACAAGCTGAAGATGAACTCGACTTATTGCAACGTGGTGCTTCGTCTTCGGCGGGCAACCCGTCTGAAGTCGTGTCCAAAGTGGACAAGTTCTTGGTGGACCTTTACAGCAAGTTGGATACCCCGCATCAACAATTTGAGCAGGCAATCCGTGGGGATCTGCTACCTAGGTCTTTGAACTCAGCCGTGGGTCAGGATCCACTTGAGAGTCAGGACGCCTTTTTGTCCGGGTTGAAACTGGATGCTCTTTTCTCTCCGACACAGGTCCAACCAGTAGACGGACAGAGTGAACCCTCCGAACTTGCTCCGCCGTTTTCAGCCCCGAATCGGTTCAATCTGGGCGACGTGAAGGCAGCCGTGGGGGCTGTGGAATCAAACGCTAGGGACCTTTCCAAGAGTTGGGAGGATTTCAGCAAAAACCTGAAGAAGGACACAACCAAGACCAAGCTTTCTCTGGAATTGGCCAACGACAAGGCACAGATAGCTAGGCTCACAGCCCAAGTGGATTACCTGGAGAGCCAACAAGCTTCTCATACTGTTGTGATTGGTGTGAACCTTAAGGATGAGATTGACTCTAGAAACGAACAGATTGCTAAACTCCAGCAAGATGTTCTGCGCAAACAGACCCAACTCTCTACCCCCTAAGCCATGTCAGACTATAGACCAAAGCACCCGTCTGGTTACGTACCAGGTAAGGAATTCATAGATCACGAGCCCTTTGGGATGAAGCTCGGGGTCCTTACTCGGGTTGATCCCCTTGAGTTGAAGGCTGACGTGACCATCGTTACTGGCGGCGGTGAGCGCTTTGAGATCGATCTCACCCAGGGGATGACTGGACCGCGTAGTTTTTGGGGTGGTGTACCCGAAGTTAACTCGATGGTCATCTTAGGCTATCGACGGAAACACAAGCAGCTTCATGAGGCTATGATCCTTGGGTACCTGCCTGTGGGCAAGCGCTCAGGCATGCGCTTCGACCCTTTTTCCTCGACCGACCAGTCGCAGGTGACCCCGGATGAGCAGTCCCTGTTCAACAAGGTGTTTTCCCCGCAGATCAGGTACAAGAGTCTGAACCTAGAGCCAGGAGACGTGGGCGGTATGTCCGCGTCTGGTTCTGAGTTCACGTTGACTCGTGATGTACGGATGGCCAATCGAGCGGGGGATCTTTTTGAGCTTCGCGATTCTGACCGCACGCTTGTCTCACAGGCAATTCACCGGGTAGCGAGTGAAGCGGGTGTGTTCAGATCCTCGGGCCCCGTTCGGCGCGGTGGCTTGTTCTTACCTCCGGACATCATCAAAGAGGGGAAGACGCTCAAGGATTCATCGGAACGGTATTTCGGCAACACTATCTTGAAACGCTACACGGTCAGTACCGACGTGTTGTTTAATACGTTCAATGACGAAGCTCGCTTCCCACCCGTAACCTTTTCAAACGGACGACGGGCACACTACCCCGTAACGAGTCCTGGGATTGACTTCGAGCACCCCACTGAGAATGCCGGGGCGGATGCTTTTACCGAAGAACGCTTGGAGATGCTGCACTCTACGGACTTGGTTCAAGAAGTCCGTGAGGAAATCGACGGTTTTCAAATGGATCGTAAACCGATCTACATCGAGCGTATCCTTGGCACGCTCGTCGGGAATGACACGTCCTCGGATACGGGTCTTAAGCAGTATGGGCAACTACTGCGGCCAAAGATTTTCGACGACTTCTTGGCGACCAGTCCTGGCACTTTTAGCCTGGAGACGATTGCTCGATCTCCAATGGATGACGACGAAGCGTTCACAACCTCAGGTGCGTACCTATTCAGGATTAACCCGCCCCCGAAGCCCCCTGGTGTTTCCGACAACTTGAATGCTTTTGCTGTGGCGGTTTCAAAGCAAGGCAAGCTGTTCGTCAACATCCCTGGGTCAAGGGTTGAGAAATACGCATCCGGCGTCAAGAACGTTTCGGCTGAGATCAATATGGCGGGTGCCCTCAAGATGCGTCTTGGGGCGGCTAGTCCTAATGGGGTGGCCCTTCACCTGACCTCGGAAGGCAGCGTTGTGTTCGATTTCCGAGGCGGTTCTTCAGGTGCGGGTCTGACCTTTCGCACCCACTCGTCCTACGTGGTTGAGGCTCAAGGGGTCCCCGATAACAATAATGTGGCGTACAGCGAGAGCCTACAGGGGAACAAACAAACGTACTCTTCTGGGGATAATATCCAGCGTGTGGATGGCGGTAAGGCTACTACGGTTAACGGTGGGTACAAAATTCTGGCAGACAGGTTTTCTGTCAACGCTCAATCGGGCTTTGGCTTGAATGCCGGGGGCATCGACGTGCTCAGCTCAGGCAAGAGTCAATACCAGTACGCTCTGGCGGTTCTGGAAACCATCGTGCTCGGTGGCAAGATATCTACGATTCTTGCAGGTGGTCTCACTGAGAACTTGGTGGTGGGTGCTCGCACAATCAACGTGCTGGGTGGTGCCATGACCACCAACATTCCGGCGGGTGCCTACTCGGTAACCGTGGGCTCGGGTGCCATCAGTCTCGCTACGGCAGCGGGAGCGCTATCCCTGTCAGCGGCAGCCGGGGCGGTGTCGGTTACGGCAGGTCTTGCGATGGCGCTCACAGCGGGCCTCGCGATGAACCTGACGGCACCCACCGCCATTACCCTCACTAGCGCTCAGGTGCTGATCGGGACCGCTGCGGCCCCTCTTGGGGTGTGCCGTGGGGCTCCGATGATGCCTCCTGGTACCCCTAGCCTGGATTGGATAACCGGCCTGCCCTTGGCTGGATCTGCTTTGTTTAGGTCCGCCCTATGACAGCCAAAGTCGAGACTCTAACCCCTGAGCAACTTGAAGCCCATCGTTCAAGTCGTCGGGTTTATAACAAGGCTTATTACGATAAGCACGCAGAGAAGTTCCGAGCGGACTCGAAAGCGTACAGGCGTACGAATCTGACGCTGGTTCGATCGAAAGAACGAAACTACTACATCGAGAATCCCGAAATTTTGCTGTTCAAATGTGCTAAGCAGCGTGCTCGAAAAGAGGGCCTGCCGTTCACGATCACGGCAGAGGACATTCGTTGCTTGATCCCGGTGGACGGTCTCTGCCCTATTACACGGGTTCCGTTCAAGCGTGGCGTGGGTAAGGTCGGACAGCAGTCGATGACGCTGGACAAGATCGATCCTGCCAAAGGCTATGTGCCTGGTAACGTCGCGGTGATCAGCCACCTTGCTAACACCATCAAACAGAACTGCACAGACCCACAAATTTTCCTGCGTCTTGCGGCCTATTTGGAGCGCAGGTAGTGCCCTTGAACCCGCCAGCACTTGCGGCAGCGTTCCTCGCTCCGAACCTGCTTTCTACAGGGAACATCGGGATGGGTATGCCCAAATTCGCAATGGGTGTTGCGGTTGGGGTGTGCCAGTACCTTACGGTCCAAGCCAAGGTTGTGACGGTGGACGCTGGGGTTCTTGGTGTAGGGACCTCAATCATGCCGTTGCTCGTGCTCCCACCGCTGCTTCAAGGCGGTCTTTACGCTGGCTTCTCGTCCATGGGGATCTTGGGTCCCATGGCCCCCTTGCTGATCACGGGGCTCACGAATGGGCTCATCACCGGCTGGACCGCCTTGGCACTCTTGCAGACCAACCACCCGGGGATCGGTGTTGGGGCCGGGGTGGCGAGGATCGTGGGCCCCACGGCAGTCCCTGCGATGATCGCGGGGTTTGCTTCAATGGGAATGATTGGTGATGGGCCGATCAAGACCGCTACGGCGATCGGGATCGGGCTGGACATCACGTTCGCGGGCTTCTTCGAGCCTGTCCCGATCGTTGGTACGGGTTCTCCGGTTGGTGGTGCAGGCGTCGGCTTCGGGTCGGTGATCTAAAGATGGCTTTCGAGATTTCAGGTTATGTTCTTGAGCCCATTCGCGTGGGGCAGGCAAACTCGCCCTTCACGCAGACACCCGATAACCTGATCTCAAATCAGGTTGCGTTTGACGCGGCCTACCCGTCGAGTGAGGCGAACCCTCGGACTGACTACCTCGTGCTGGTCACCTCTGAGGGTGAGCCGCCGCTGATCCCTGGGACGCCCCCGCCATACCCAGGGGCCCTGTACGGGGCCGAGTTCGGATGGGTTAAAAATGAGATCGTGCAGCGGTTCGATTACGCGGCCCGGTCAGGGCGGTTCAAGCCTCTGCCAGGGGCCGCCATCACGGTCGTGGGTAACCTTGCGGCGAATTCCAACACAGCTCGCTTGAAGGTCCGGGCCCCTGTCCAGGCTGCCGTAGTTCCCGCCGCCCCGTATCGCCTCTCTGTGGGCGCTACGGGCTCCGGTGTGGCCTGGGCAGTTACGATCGTGGCCCTCGATGTTGACTTCGGGTCCCCGCCCTCCTTGACCGCTGAACTGTCTCTAGAGACGGGCAACCTGAACTGGCACGCGGCTGACTTGACCACCTACGCGGGGCAGTTGGTTCGGTTCCAGCAGCAGCAGTTCTTCGACTTCCAGGAGTCCACGGGGAACGTCGGGTATGCCCCCGTCAGCCTGACGGACCCGCTCATCTTGCTGAACCCCAAGCCTGGCACGGGGCAGTTCCCGTTGCTTCGCTTTGGTTTTGGGTTCTACCTCCAGACCATCGAGGTCCCCAACGACGCTGGTTTGGTTCCGGCACCGGCTTCGGGCTTCGTGAAGTGGTCGCTGGCTACTGGCCGTCTGGCGTTCAATGCAGGGGACGCAGCCACCTATGCGGGTACCCCGGTCTACTACGATGGCGTGCTGTTCGCGACCGGCCTACAGTTGCCTCGTCAAGTGTTGGGGGACATCGCGACCCCGGCGGCTATCGTGGGTCTGCCCCCTGTGGGCGTGGACCTGATCTTCTCGTTACCCGCAGCCTCCACGTACTACCAATTCCCTCGATTCAAGTATCTGCCCAGCGCTTCGTTTTCGCCGTCCGGAAAGGTGGGTGAGGTCCAGGTGGACCCCTTGACGGGTGTCGTGCAGTTCTCGGCTTCTGACCAGAGCACCTATGCACCTGAGGATGTTACTGTGGTGTTCGGGGATCTGCCGATCGAGCGTGGTATTTCGGTGCGTCTACTGCGGACCCCGGTGAACCTTGATGGCAGCCAAGCCCTCAAGGATGTGACAGCCATCTACGAGGTCAAGGGGGCCACTTGGGCCGACCCTATCATTGGGTCCCCGCAAGTCTTCTTGCCTTCGACGCCCATTCAGGATGCCGGGTACCAGTTGAAGGTCCAGGTGTTTCAGGGGCAGGGGACGTTCACCAGCAACGACTTCCCGGACCTGTCTTTGGTTGTGGCGGGCACGAGTACGACGTTTACAGGTCCGACTCTCACGGATCCGTTGGCTAGCTTTAGCACGGCTGGCGTCACCACTGGATCTCTGTTGCAAATTCACACGACTGTGGCCAAAGGGCTCTACACAGTTGTCACCGTCACCCCAACGACCTTGACAACTAACCCTCCGGCACCTTCGGCTGTCGTGGGGGCCACCTACAGCATCTACCCGGCGAGCAACCTTGGGTATTACATCGACTTCGATGCCGGAACCCTGTTCTACGCGCAACGCAAGAACCTGACGATCGTCCCGATCACACAGCGCACATCTGACGTAATGCTGCCTGACCCTCTGGTGCTACAGGGCAACCTCTTGCTTGAGCTTGAGACGGGACCCGGCACAGGGATCTACAACCCGCTTGTCCTGGGTACCGATGCCTTGTTCGATTCGACCTCGGGCGTTGTGTCCCTCACAACAAATGCCGGGCAGATCGTTGCGCAAGGAACCTCCGCCTCTTTCTCGGGCACAGCTTTCTCTGACCTCACGGCGGACTTCATCGCAGCAGGGGTGCAGCCTGGGTACCTGATCGAGATCGATACCACTGCTGCCAAGGGGGTCTACACGGTCCAAACCGTAGTGTCAGCCACAGCCCTTACTACGGATGTGCCCTCGCCCTCGCCCGTCATGGGTGCCCAGTACAGCGTGCGGGTCAACCGGGAAGTGCTCGCGGACCGTTACTTCGATGAAGTGCAGTTGGTAGACCCTTCCACCAAGGTCGAGCGTATCAGGGGGCTGGGGCCTGCCTCGAATGGCCCGCGTCTCAACATTCCGATCGCCTATGTGAACAGCTCGGGGTTCCGCCTTGGTCCGGCGTCGGGTGGGCAGTTCGCTACGGTTGTGGTGGTGCCCAACAACGGCGCTTTCACGGCACCCCCGACGGGTACCGTGCAGGTGAGTGCGGCTTCCGGCGACCTAAACTTCGCAGCCGCTGACCTCGGGACCACCGTGTACTGGGCCAAAACCTTGGTTCCCGACGTGGACTACATCATGTCCCCCGGGTTGGGGTTGATCCAGTTCACGGACCGAATGCTGACTCAGGAAGAAGTCCTGATCACGTACACGACCCAGCCGCCCTCTACGGATCCTCCGACGCCAGCCGGTCCCCCGGTCACCGAGTATGCTCGGTTTCTGATCCGAAAGGAGATCACGCAAGCCCACCCAACCCCAACTTCGACGTTGACCTTTAACGTGGCTAGCCCGGGCCGACCTGTTCTTCCCGTGGCTTCAAACCCACCACCCGCTGTCTTTCGTGGTGGACGTCCTCAGACGCTGGGGACCCAATGCGTGGTGGACACGGTTGCCTCCACCATCACGTTCTTGGCGGACTCGATCATCACCGATGCCCTTCCACACGGCGCGATCATTGGCCCGAGTGAGCGGGTCTACATCGATTACTACGTGACGCAGGCTGTCGGTGGTGAGAAGACCACGACGATCCTGAATCCGCCGATCCAAACGGCTACCGTCAACATCCAAGAGACGGATCAGAACGGTAACCCCAACAACAAGTTCACGATCACGGGTGGGGATTACACAGCGAGTTTCCCAACGGGGTACTTGCTCCGAATTGAGAAAGATCAGGTCTACCTGATCGGCAGTTCGGTTTACGCCCCTGACACGACCACGGTCACGTTGGCTGGTACGCAGGTTTTCCAAGACACCTTCAACGATCCCAAGCTCTACGTGTCCTCGGGGCCCACCCCGATCACGAGTGCCCCGTTGGTCCCCGCGTATTTCACGCCAGAGACTCAGGCGTTTGAGGCCATTGCCCGTGGCAGCAACACGCTCTTGATCGCGGGGGACCGCACCCTTTCGTACCGCACAGGCGTTGTGCTTTTGTTCACAAATGGCGGGTCAACCTTCACGGACTTCCTGCAAGTCTCGGGGGCAAGCTACGACCCAGACACGGACCGTACGAAGGTCATGTTGTCGGCGAACGCTTTGCGTCAGTACGTGCAGGGGACGCAAATCTTGCTTTACTCGGTACGGCCGGTCTTCGAGCCCCCAACCGTTGAGGTCCCGACCAGCCAGGTTCCGGTTCTGACGCAGCCGACCGTTGTGTACCGTCGGGTCACAGGCCAACCGGGCGTTATCCTGGACTCGCCCACGGACTACAAGATCGATGACACAGGGCGCGTGGTGTTCACGACGGCTCTAGCCCCGTTGGAGGAATTCTCGATCTTCTACACAGGGCTTAGGCAGGTTTCCCCGGGCATCAACCTGCGAGCTTCGTACACGAATCAGATTGCCCCCAACGCCAACAACGGGCTTCTCGGTCAGGTCTTGTTGGCGGACTACTTCATTCAGTCTCCCGACACGTTCTACTACCGTGTCGAGACCATGACCAACTTCCGAGGCGAGTATGCCAAGGAGATCGAGTCTGAGGCGAGCAGCGGGTCCTCGGGCCCACAGACCTCAAACGCTTCTCAGCCGCAGCTCTTTGAGCAGGGCCGCAAGTCTCTGTATTTCGATGAAGGGCACCTGGCCAACCAGGACATCATCGCCAGATCCAGTCTGCTGTTCTACAACAACTCAGTCAACTTGCTTGAGGCGTACCTCAGGGCTCTTGATGGTCGGGTTGTAGGCAACAACGATGGGTTGTTCTTGTTCGACGGGACCACGGGTATACTCAACCCGTCTGGGTCAGCGACATTCCCGCTTGTCACGACGCTCCAAGATTTGAGTGCGATCTTCACCACGGTGCTTATTGGCAGGACTGTGGAGGTGCTTTCTGGCGCTAACAAGAGCCTGAAGCGAACGATTACCGCAGTACCTAGCGGCACTCAACTCACGCTGTCGCCAGCTCTTCCTTCGACGTCGTCTGGTAAGTATCGCGTTCTGGCTACGAACCAGATTGACGATGTGATCCAGGTATCCCCGGCACCGTATTCGATTAAGTTCCCGCCTCTTGTCGTGACGTCTATTGGGACGTTCCGGAAATACTACATCCCGGGGGCGCTGAGTCGATTCTATCCAACCTCAAAGGATTTCTTTGCCTTTTCTACTGTGACGTCTGACTCTGAGACAGGGGATGAGGTTGTGGACACCAAGTCCACAAACGTCACGCTCGTAGCTGAGTTGCATACGCGGTTAGCCTGGGGAGTTCTCACGGAGTCCACCGAATTCTCAGGACCTTCGATCCTCAAGGTGGACTTCGCGGATGGTTCGGAGCCTGGGTTCGATGATCAAGTTGAGAAGTATGCCCGCCCGCCCTTCAAGAACGGGATGAAATGCGTTGTTCAACGTCGGGATGGTACGTTCATTAACCCTGCGACCAGTCCGGTCACGGTTACCGCTGTAGCGGCCAACCAGTTGACAGTTACGGGTCTAGCGAGTGTCGCTGACGTGGGCACCACTGTGTACCGTTCCCCTATTGACGACTCAGTGCAAGTTGACCCAGACAAACTGACCTACTACACGCTTGGTTTGGACTACTCTTTCAACGGGGACAGCGGTCAAGTCATCTACATCGGCGCGTTCCCACCACCCCTCGTTAACACCCAGCTTGTCGAGGCTCAGGCGCTCTCGGGTAAAGTCAACCTCATCAACACTCTGACTGCACCCCTCCAGTTCCCGGCGCTTTACGGGGGTATTGAAGACGATGACGGTGACTTGAGTTTCCCGATCCAGACTCCGGATCCCGACAGCGAGCAACAAGGCTACCTGTTCACTGAGGACAAGCTGATCCATGCTGTGACGGGACTCATACGCACTGTCACGACCTCGCCATTCGTGGGGACCGGCAGCTTGAACGCCCCGAGAACGATCATCACGAATGCGGTGCCCTTTGTGGCTCCGCTCCCGAAGGTTCATGACCTGGTTCGTATTTTGTCGGGTCTGAACGGCCAGACGACCTTCCGCCGAATCACAGCCGTAGGTGCCTCTACGGTGACGGTGTCGGAAGTGTTTGCAGTCGTAGACGCTGGTTTCACGTTCGAGATTGGGGTGAGTGCCCTGGCGGTTACCGGGACAGCGGCTGTTACCAGCACGGTGACTCAGCTTGACGACCTGCTAGCCACCTTCTTGACCTCTGCCAAAGTGGGTCAAACCGTTGTCCTAACCTCTGGTGCTAACAATGGGGAACGTCGGCAGATTTCCGCTATCGCCAGCAACACTTCGTTGACGATGACGCCAGCTCTGCCCTTCCTTCCTGCGGGCCAAGCGTATCGTATTGACAATTCTTTGGCGACCTACGGGGGCACCTCGGGCGATCACATGACCGAGTTGAGTGCAGCGTTGGCGGGTGAGATCCTGTTGTACCCTGATGAGCAGCAGTACATCGAGGACTTCCTGGATCAAGTGTTCACGGACGTGACGACCGGTACGGGCTCCACCAGTGCAGCGGTGCTTACGGACGGTTCTGCCACATTCCTGGACGATGGAGTATCGCCGGTTAACTACGTCTACATTGAGACGGGATTGAACGCGGGGATCTACCCTGTGCTGTCAGTCACCCAGACGCAGATTACGGTGACCACCCCGTTCCCTGTGGTGGCGGCGGGTGTCGCGTACCGGGTGGTTTCCCTTTTCGGTGCCTCGGAGGCTTCGATCCAAGCGCTCTTTGCGCTTCATCAGAACATCGCGGCCTTGATCAGCAGTGCCACGGCCTTCCAGACGTTGATCTCGACTCCTGTGGCGGTGACCAGAACACCTGCCGATACGGCATCGTTTGCGAGGGCAACTCTGACCACAGACTTGGGTACCCGGGACATGGTCGTGGATGCCCGTATCGCGGCACTCCCCACAGACATCTTGACGGTTGAGAACATTCTGGCCAACACGGACAGGTTGTACGATACTCGTTGGACGTGGGTTGACGCGAGAATCAACTTGGAATCCGGCTTGACTGTGCAGCAGGCTACCGCCACTGCTAACCGGGTTAAAGACCAGGCCAACATTTACAAGCAGTTGATCAAGCTGTTGGCCGTGGAGGGCTCATGAGCGTAGACGAAGTTACCCCGGAGGAAGTGCAAGACGATACGCCCCCTAAGCCTAAGGGCGTTTGGGAGAAGCGTGAGTTCGCGATCAACGGGCGTATGAAAGAGGTCTGCCGCCTGAGTGCAGTGGCCACAGAGGCCGAGATTGCTGGTCTCAAGCGTAAGCTAGCTAAATTGCAGTACGGAAGCTGAACCTGAATGGCCACCACCGCAAATTGGGAGTCTCTTTCAATCCAGATTCCTGGGCAGGAATTGCTGGACAAGGCCCGGAACGTCCTCGAAACCTTGATGGTCTTTTTGGAGGTTCTGAAGACCATTCTTGAGACTGTGAAGGTATTCCTAGTTGACTTTGGGAACCCTATCAAGGCGCTGGTTGAGGCGCTGATTCAACTTATCCTAGCCTTATTCAATGCCCTCCAGCGTACTGGTATTTACGCCTGGTGGGACGTACCAGATCCTCAGACTGACCCCACTTTGAAACGGGTTTCCGGTGGGTACCAGGGGTTCACGACCAGGTTCAAAGCTGGTCTGCAAGACTCACGTGACCCTAATCGACCTCAACCCATTGCTGGGCTCACTAATAGCGGCTTCGTTCTCCTTGTAGTCGATTCAACCAGTATTGAGGACTTGCTCAACGGGATTCAAACTCTTTTGCGGTTTTTCGGTAGGGAGTTTTTGACCCCGCAGTATGCGGCTCCGGCAGATGTTAAGGTACTCCCCTTAGGCGGTGATGGGGATCCTATCCTATCCATAGTGAAGTTGTTTCAGGATCAACCGAAGTCAGTTGTGGTGGAGTGGTCTTTACCGCCTGCTTCAAACCCAGGTGATCCGGGGTTTTCAGATTTGATTCAGGAAGCCTCATTGAACTTCCTGCCGCCACGTTTTCTGATCGAGAAGAGCGAAGTTAACCCAGCCACGGGGGAGGTTGACGTTTCTCTACTGTCCGATCCGGATGCTGTGGGTCAGGTGGTTGCTACGGTGCCTACCAAGTTTGAAGGGCGTGGGCAACCCGGGGTTATCCTTAGCCAGCAAGTTAGGATCCTGGATAACTACCAAGACCCTGTTGTCAAGTTTCAGAAGTACATCGTCATTGACACTTCGACGAACACCTCAACATTTCTACTTGGGCAGTTAGGTACGTTCCGTTACATCGACAACGATGTGGAACTGAACAAGACGTACTACTATCGTGTCAGGGCCTACAGTGGCTCTCTTGCCGTGGTCAATGACTCCGTTACCTTTGGTCTGCCCGAGACAAACGTAATAGACCAAACCCCTTACATTGTGTGGCCTGGCACAGAGCCTTCAAAGCCCCCGGTGATGGGCAAGGCTTCTCCTACGGCTTCAATAATGATACCTGTGTATCCGGAGAAGTTCGATGTCATTGAGGTTCTCAATCGTTTGTTTCAGACCGCGTTCTCTCTGAACTTTCACTTACCGTTGCCCAAGGGGGCAAAGTTTGATCCATCGGGGGCACACCTTGAGCCGTACACAGTAGGCTCAGACGTTGGCAAGAGTTCGCTCACCACACTGGCCGGTCCGCTAACGTCCTTCGAGGCCATCCCACTTGTTGGTGCTGGTTCTAACGTGCTGGCTGTGACCGCTGCGTTTCAGCCTGATCCTGTCACGGGGCTACTACCTGTTTTACCCTGGAACGAGTCTTTGGTACGTCGGAACGCTTCCCGTTTGGCGATAACTGTGGCTGGGGCCATGCTGCAAGCCAACAACGCCCTGGTTTTCAAGGAGTACATGGAGGGCGACTTTCCGAAGGGTATCCCCCCGAGCAGCACTACCCTCAAAGCCACTAACCTGAAGGAGTTGGTCTACGAGATTACCAAGGTGCAAGATCCTAACTTGTCTGGCCAAGGTGGCGTTCAGACGGCGGGCGTGCTTTACGGCAATTTGTTCACCGATGACATCGTTCGACTCAACGTCTTAGCGGCGGTGAACTTCTGCAAGACCTTCACCTTAGGGGGTGCCCCTCCGGATTGGATTCAAGTCAGCTTTTTGCGCGACATCGTTCCGTGGTCTGCTCAGCTACTCTACGAACTGCTGGCTAAGATGCAGGCGCTTTTGGACGCCTATAGTGGGGTCATTGATGAAATCAAGGCGTTCATCGACCTCATTATCCGAAAGATCAATGTGCTGGAGGGCTTTCTAGAGTACCTGATCTCATTGCTAAACTTCATCGAGAGTTTGGCATTGCCCGTCTACATTCTAAGCGTCCCACAGACCAGCGGCGACTCCAACGAATGGGCCTCGATTATTGACAATGCCGGAGGCACGCCCCCGCCAAGTGGCCCTACTGGGTATTCGGCCGGGGTTAGTTTAGCGTATGTGGCGGTGGATATCGGGCCGTTTTCAGAGGCGTTCTCTCTGATCTTCTAGGGCCGCGTTTTCTCTTGTGCTAACGCTGTGCTGGAGGTTCTTGTGCCTTTTCAGTTCAATGGGACGCTTACGGCCAGTCAGTTCGAGCGGTTTCGGACATATCTCCGAAACCAGGTCAAACTTATTGATGCCCGTATTCAGCATTTACAAGCGGAGCGCTCCCGAGTGGGTGACCTGCTCTTTGCCTACGACTCTGGCGGGATCCCTACGGGTATGTCTAACGATCCGCCACAGACTTATTGTGGGAAACTGTTTGGCGCTTATGAGGCTCTCGGTGGGGACGCGGATTTTGATCTGCAAGTCCGTAGTACAGATCAGCCGGTTTTCAAACTTACCGGTGACGCAGCTCAGCTATCGCAACTCAACTCTAACGGCGAGGTCGTGGGGGTTGGCGGCCTTTCCGATGCGGCATCCGCGAGCATCATGCAAAAACTTCGAGGTTGGACTGCGGGTGATCTGCACTACCGTCGAGGGGCTCTTGAACGGAAAATTCGGAGGGCTATCGACTATGCTGAGCAGTTAGATGCTGAGGTCAGTGAACTCCAGTTGATGAAGGCATCTGTGGATGTGGAGGGCTCTCTGGAGTTCATGGTCAGTACCATGGAATCCTTTGCATCCGACCGGAGATACATGCCGGTCACGAATGACGCCAATACGGATCCGCATGGCAAGTTTGCTAGGGCACCAGTCGCTTCCTACATGCCGGGCGGCGGTGGTAAGGGCACCACATCCACGTCTTACCAGAGGACCGTGGATGGGCTAGTAAAGCCGGAGGCGTGAATGTCCTTTGATAGGGCTATAAATCAAGTGTGTCCGCACGCTGTCACAGAAGAAGCCCTCTTTGTTTCTTCTGATCGGATGACTGTTCGTCCTTTACGCCCCATCTCGTCTGGGGCCTCTGTGAAGGTCTTTCTCAATAATGCCATTGAGGTGCCGTCTTTTGGCTCTACGCTACCCGCAAAAGTCACGGGTGGGCGGAAAGGGCCTTTCTCGTTCTCAGCAGGCGTCAACGATATTCTAGAGGTTTCGGTGAATCAGGGGGTAACGCAGACGGCGGTTTTCCCCGCCTCCAATAAGATCTCGACTGACCGCGTCGTGGACATCTTGAATCAACAACTGACTGGGGTGTCATTTTTCGCGGTTAATGAACGCTTGGGTTTTATGTCTACGGATAGTGGGCGACAAGCCAGCGTCTTCCTAAAGGCCACGAGTACCGCTGCTCTTACTTTTGGTCTTGCCTCAAACCAAGAGTACCGGGGGCAACAGAACGTTCCAGGGTGGACGCTTGTAACCGACCCAACAACGCTTGCTGATCGCCCCGCTAGACTCATCCTATTTGATGAGCCCCTGCGTAGTGGTTCGGATTTTGTGGAAATCTCATACGTCACGCTTCGGGAGGAGTGTCGGCGCTGTGGTGGCATAGGGGTGGAAAACGACTGGCGTTACGACAACAACGGCAAGCTCATTGAGATCCGTGACGAGGATCTGCTCATCCAAGAGCTACAGAAGGACTTCTACACGATCCGTGGGTCCAACCCTTTCCACTCGTGGTACGGGACAGACCTTATCGACGCCATTGGTAAGAAGCTTACGTCCGGAGGCTTTGCTCAGAACTTCATTGTGGCGGATGTTTACCAGGCCTTCAATCGTTGGCAGTCGATTAAGCGCCAACAAGAAACCGATGTTGGCCAATTCGTGTCGGACAAAGAGTACCCCTTCAGTCTTCTCTCCGTGAATCTTACGCAAAGTACGACGGACCCTACCGTGGTCTTCTTAGATATGACCGTTCAGAACAGATCTAACGAACCCATACAACTGACACGTGGGTTGCGGTTACCTCAGGTTGGAGTCGTGGTTTAAAATGGCAACTGCTCCCCAAATTGCACTCAGAGATGGTAGCGGGTTTACCACGAACCTCGTGTTCTCCACTAACCTGGAAAGCATCTTCATCACGGGCACCGTGGGTGTGAACACGGTCTCGGTGCAGCTCTCGGTCAACGGTGGGGCATTCGTCTCTGACCCTAACCTGGTCAGCTTCGTCCTACAGACGTTCACGATCCCTAACCTAGCGGTCTACCCTACGGGCCTGCCT